CTAGCATTTCTGCAAACAAAGAAAACTCTTTATCTGCTCCTTCTACTAGATCAACTGCCTCTGGTCTTTTCTTATATGACTCAACCCAACTTTCTACTTTTATTTTTTGGGTGTTGGACAAGATGATTTTTCCTGAATCTTTGTGCTCTGCTTCGAATGCTTTCCACTCTTTTCCTGCTTTTCTGTTACCATTATAGAATACATATTCTTCAGGCACAAGATGAGGCTCGAGTATAAGAGAATGAGTATAATTACCCTCATCTAAAAACGCTCCTTTTAATGGTTCTCGTTCTCCTAGGATCTTTTCCTTGTAGAACTGGTTAGTATCTTTTAGTAACATCTTTAGGTTAGATGAACTAAGATGTTTTTGCTCTGAATGATAAGCATCATTACTTAGTGTTTTATAAATGCCCTTGTATTCCATACTACCTCACTTGATAGGACAAGCCCCTGTTGCACATTCGAAGCTTCCTTTTATATCCTCTTCGTTTACTTCACAGTTTGTTATTGGTTTTACTGACTTTACCATATCCTCATACTTTTGTCTATCTATTTCTTCAAGTGGAGCCTGATCAAAACCATGCTCTGAATGTAATAGGAATGAAACAGTCTTTAAGTTATTGTTATAATTAGAGTT